GCCTCGGCCTCGGCCTCGGTCGCGTACGCGCCGCGCAGATCGGCCATCGGGTCGCTGCCGGTCAGCTCGCCCACCATGTCGGCCGCGAACAGCACGCAGTCACTGGAGCCCCATTCAAACGGGCGCCGCAGGCGCGATTCCAGCAGGCCGGCAAAGCGGTCAGGCCAATCAGCATGGCGGGGGCGGGCGGGGACGGGACGCATCAGCCGCCACTCACCGCGTGCACAGCGCCGATCATGCCGCCGCCCACGCCGCTGGGGCCGCCGCTGGTAAAGCTGGCGGCTGGCCATTCGACATTGCGCAACGCGGTGTCGGAAACGAAAGCGAAGAAGGTGTCGCCGGCGTGGCGGCGTTGCTGCTCCTCGTCGGTGGCCAGTGTGCCCTGGACGCGCTCCCAATCCCGCATGCGGGATTCCACATTGATGGTGATCTGTGCCGTCGTGCCGAGGTCGACCGACATGGTGTCCATGCGACCGCGCCACAGCAAAATGGGATCGGACAGCACGGCCCAGGTGGCCGGGTCCATGACTACCTCCCAAACCTGCGCACGGCGATTGCGATAATCATCGGCCAGGGCCAGGGCAATGCTGTCGCGCGGGATCCCCGACAAGGTCATGGCCAGGCCGTAGCTGCGCAACTCCACCCCTTCCTGCGCGCTTGAAACTCCGCCCAGCGCGCCGACGCCCAGGTATTCGTAACCGCCGATGAAGATTGAGACTGCCGATGCGTTCAGACGCACGAAGCCCGAGGGAAAGTCGAAATCGACCGCCAAGGTGCGAGCCACGGTTTCCGCCTGGACGGCCGCGAGCACTGGCGACGTGATGCCGCGCGAGGTCATCCGAACAATGCCTCCTCGATCTGGATGGAGAGGTTGCAGAATCCGCCGGGGGCATAGTCCGGCAGCACATCATCACTGGAGAGCCGCCAGACGGCGGGGGCCGAGGCCAGCACTAGCGGTTCGTTGGCGTTCGGCGCCGCGCGCAGCGGCGGCGAAACCGGGATCACCAGCGACTGCACACGCGTCGCGGTAGCCGCGCCGGACGTGGCGATGCGCGCCGTGGGTGTGGCGCGCTGTTCCAGCTGGCAGCCGAACACGTCCCACTGGTCGCCGCTGTTCCAGTTTGCCAGCCAGTACATGATCAGCGAGACGGTATCGGAACGGGTTACCAAGCTGCGGGTCACGCGCGCCCAGCTGCTGCCAAGCGGGAGGCCGGAGATGGCCAGGCCAGCCGTACGGGTGGCGACGCTGCCGTTCCATTCGTCGACGGTCAGCACCGATCCGCTGGTACCGGTGCCGCTGTTACGGCGCAAATCGACGCCCAGGCTGTAGACCGTGCTGGCCGACACCGACTTTGTGCTGACCAGGTAGCCGGAGCCGGTGACGGTGTTGCCCATGCGGAGCGCGCCGGTGCCGCTGGCAGGGTCGGCCACGGCGCCCAGGTTGGTGGCGGTGGCGCCCACCGTAAAGGCGCCGGCCGATACGCCGGACGCGATAGCCGCGCCATAAAATTGCAGGTTGGTGCTGGTGGGGTCGGTCGGCGCCGTGTCGGCGGTTGCCATGTGCAGCTGCGGGCGGCCGGCCGGGTTCAGCCAACCGAACAGGTCGCCGCGCCGGACCGCCCAGGTGCCCACATCCCAGCCGGTGGTGTCGATGCTGGAGCCGGACTGGCCGGCGGTGCGGACACGGCGGGTTTCGGCGCCGTTGGCAGGCGCGTCGCCCAGCCGCGGGAACAGCGAAGCCGGCGGCGCCCAGGTGAAGCGCCCGGCCCGGCCACCGAGCGAGGCCAGCCAGCCGAGCAACGGGCGGTGTTCGGCCGGGACCAGGTTATTCCAGTGCAGGTCGGCGCGCCAGCGGCCACCGGGCAGCAACAGGGTTTGTTCGCTGCGATCAAACGGCGAGACGCCACCGGACTGCGTATTGGCCGAGGGGCCGAACGCCACGCTGCTGGGTGTGCGCAGCCCGGTCGGCCATGCGGGAATGGTCATGCGCTGCGGCGCCCCATGGCCTGGGCGGCGGCGCCACCGCGGTTGACCTCGCCGATCAGCGCGTTGCGGCTCGCCTGGATGATGCCCGGCAGGCGCCGCGCCAGCACGGCGTCGATCTGCGCCGAGACGCCAGGGCCGGCGCCGCGCGCATCGATGTTGATGGTGGTACCGCGGCCACCGAGGGCGCCGTTGGGGACGATCTGCCCCGCTTGGTCCGGCACGAACACTTCAGGGCCCTGTTCGCCTACCATGTAGGCGCTGCCTTCGCCGACCATGCCGCCCGCGGCGAAGGAGCCGGAGAGAGCGCCAGGACTGCCATTGAACGCGTTGTAGGCGGAATCGGAAACCAGGTTGATGGTGCCCGGTTTCACTGGGTTGCCCATGCCGAACAGGCCGAGGATTGAGTTGTAGTTGACGCCGCCCAGCTGGGCGTTGAGGTAGTTTTCCAGCGGCTTGGTGAGAAAGGCGCGTTCCAGCGTTTTCGCCAGCGCGGTTTCAAGCTGCTTCAGCGCGTCCGACGCTTTCTTGCTACCGCTGACGATGCCATCGAAAGCGGACTGGAAGCCGCGCCCAAGCGACAAGCCTTCGTCCCCGGCGCCACGCGCCGCCTTGTCGATCTCGGCCATGCGCTTGGCGAACTCCTCGGCCGCGAGGGCGGTGTATTGCTCCCATTGAACTAGGTCGATCCGGTTCTGGGCGAGCGCGGCATCCATCGCTGCCAGCGTGGTGTTGAACTGCTCCAGCGCGGCCTTGCCGGGGTCCAGGCGCGAGGCGATCCCGTCCCAGCTTTGACCAAGGCGCTGCCAGTTTTCGAACTGCTGCTGAACGAGGCGGGAGGTTTCTTCGAGTTCAGGGTCGGCGGCGGCGGCGGCTCCTTTCTCGGGCCGCGCGGGACGGTTCAAGATGCCCGACGCCACTGCGCCCTGGCGCAGTGCGATTTCATCGCGGTCAGCGGTTGCGGCTTCCTGTTCGCGCCGCAGCTGTGCCAGTCGCGCTTCGGCCTCCTCGACACGGGCTAGGTCGGCATCCAGGGCGCGCGGGATCGCGCCCGGCGCAGCGCCGAATGGCCGGCGCTGCGCTTCGATTGCGGCGCCGGCCGTGGTGGCAAGGCGCTGGCGCGCCGAAGCCGCCGCCGTTTCCGCCTGCGCGATGGCCAGGGCGCGGGTCTTTTGTTCGGCTTCCAGCGCGGCGTCGGCCGTGGCGAGCAAGGCCTGCGCCTGCTCCCGAATGCGCTGGTTGAGCGCTTCGGTTGAACCGGTCGCTTCGTCGAGCGACTTGTCGTAGAAGTCAAACGCCTTGCTGGCGGCGGCTATGCTTTCGGTGCCGACCTGAATGGTTCGATTGAGCAAGCCGGTCTTGCGGTCGAAATAGTCAAGCGCGTCGGTTGCGGCCTTCACCAGGTCGGACCAATGGTCCCAGATGCTGTAGGCAGTAACGGCAGCCGCACCGATCGCGCCGAGGCGGGCGACAATGCCACCCGTGCCGAGCGTGGCATTGCTGAAGCCCCGCACAGCGTCGAGCGCGCGGGTGGCGCCGTCGGCCAAAGGCGCCAGGCCAGCGCCTTCGGCAAGCCCACGCAAGCCGCTCAGGCCGCGCTGCATGGTGTCGAGTGCGCTGCCCACGCGCTCGCTCCGGTCGCGCATCACTTCGGCCTTGGCGGCGTAGGCTTCCGTCTGGCGGTTCAGCTGCTGAACCTGCGCGGCTGCGCTGGCCATGCGCTGGCCGTTCGCCTGCACGGCAGCGGCGGCCTGGTCCAATTTGGATTGCAGGTCGGCGATATCCGCCGTGACCATCACATCCATGCTGCCGAGCGTCATGCTGGCGGCCAAGGGGCGTTCTCCTGGCGAGCGTTGTGGGCAGCGAATGCGGCAACCAGCTGGGCCCCGAGCGATGCCGGCTCGGCAAGGTCGCTCGGCTGGAAAGGCAGGAAATCGCCGACGCGCCAGGGGCGGCCGTCGACGCGCTTGGTGTGGGCGTTCATCTGCCCCGCGCCGACCATGGCGCGCTGCATCTCCGCGCGGCGGTCAGGCAAGCCGTGGTCGCGGTCATGGGCCAGCCAGGCCAGGAATTCGGCGCCGCTCATGCGCTGGTGCAGTTCGGCCAAGGTGCAGCCGAGCGCCAGCGCCAGGCGATGCGCGAAGGCGGTTACTGGCCGGCTTGGGCGTTTCCCTCGGCGGGCCGCGTTTCGAAGCCGGAGATCTCCAGCACGCGGGCGGCGATGCGCTGCAAGGCCACGCCCGGCTGAGCAAGCAGCCAGGGCAAGTCGGCCGCTTCGAACAGCGGCGAGCCTTCGGCCGTGCAGGCGCCGTGCAGCACCAGCAGGGCGGTGGCCTCGCCGGCGGTGCGCCGGGCTTCGTCGCGCAGGGCGTCGCCCCAGGCAATCACCCCGGCCACCGAAAGCGGGCGCAGGGCAATTTCACCGTGCCATTCAGGCACCGGGAAGGGCACGGGCGCGGGGGCGGCCTGCTGAAGCAGGAAGTCGCGGGACAGCATAGGCTTGCCTTACGACGTGGTGATGGTGGCGGCGCCGGTGATTTCCACCACCGCCTGGGCGGTGAGGATCGCGTCGCGCTGGCCGCTGAGCTTGAAGGCCACGACGTAGCCGGCAAAGGTGATGACGGTGGGGCCGGAGGCGGACACGCCAGCCGGAATGCCGGCCGGGCCGGCGGGGATGGCGAGCTTGAAATTGCGCTTCGCGCCGGCGGCCATGGCGGTGCGCATGGCGGTCTGGCCGGCGTCGCCGAAGTTGCAATTCAGGTCGAGGGTGACCTTGCCGGTTTCCATCAGCCCGACGGTCTTTTCCATGGCCGTGCTGTCGAGGGTGGTGACGTCGAGCACCTTGGCCGAGCCGTCCAGACCCTGGAAGCCGGTCACTTCGCCGACCGCGCTGAAGGTTTCGGGGCTGCCGGTGCCGGATCCAATGCTGAAGACGGTGGACTGAACCTTGATGGACATGGATGCTACTCCGCTGAGAGGACGCTGAAGTGGAGGGTGACCAGGTGCAGCTGGCGGCCGGACGGGTCGGCCATGGCTTCCTGTTGCTGGCCCACGAAGATGGCCGCCTGCAACACGCCGTTGGAGCTGTAGCTGTCGAGCGCCTTGCGCAGTGCGACCGAAACGGCGATCGCTTCCATCGCATCATCCAGGTCAGCCGCGCAGCCGAAACCGAATTGGTGCAGGTCATGCACGCCACGGCCGCCGAGCGTGCCGAGGTTGCGGCCTTCGGTCCGCAGGAACACGACATAGGGGCGGGCGCAGTCTTGCGGCGCGATGCCGGGGTAGATGCGGTTGCCCACCAGGGCCGAGAGCGCGGTGTCGGCGGCCAGCAGCTGCTGAATGGTGCCCTCCAGGGTCGTGGCGGTCATTTCCCGGCGTTCCTGGCAACACGGTTTACAGCGGCGCGCAGCCCCTTCAGCAGCGCCGCGGACATGGATTGCAGCATTTCAGGCTGGGCGGCCTTGATGGCCGGCGCCCACCAGACATGCGGGCGCATGCGACGCGTGCCGGCTTCCAGGAACCGGCCCCAGAAAGCGCGGCCGATGCCCACCAGCATGGAGGCGCGCACCAGGTCGGAGCGGAAGCGCTTGCGGGCGATGTTGTCGCGCAGGTGGCCGTAGTCATAGCTTTGCAGTTGCGGCCGGGCCAGGCGCGCGCGGTGCCGCTGCTTGCCGTAGCCAACGATCGCGCTGCGCACCAGGCGCGTCTTGCGGGTGTTGCCGGCGCGGTAGGGTGCCGCCGCCTTGGCCTGTTCCACCAGCACGTGAGTGCCGGCGCGCAGCGCGGTGCGCAGCGCAGCATCGGCGAAGGCCGGCGGCAGGCGGCGCATCACGTCCATCATGGGCGCGGCGCCGGGGAACTGAATGTTGATGAAGCCATGGCCGGGGGTACTCATGCGGCCGGCTCCACCACGCGGACGCAGCGCAGTTCCAGCATGTCATGGCGCCCGATCTCGCCGATGGATTGGATATCGAACACCTGGGCGCCGTAGACCAGGCGCCAGGCGGTGCCCGCGTTGATGACGTCCTGGCGCCAGCGGATGCGCCAAACGGTTTCGGCCACGCTGCCTACGGCGCCGGCCTGGAACAACTCGCGCCCGCGAGCGTCCATGCGCTCGGCCCAGACGGTGGCGACGTCGGCGTAGCCGTGCAAGGCCTGGCCGCTGGCGCCGCGCGAGGCGGTGGGGCTTTGCAGCGTGACGCGGCGGTCCATCCTGCCAGCGAGCATGGCGCTACCAATTCAGCCGATAGGGGGCGATGAGGCGATTGCAGGCCGGGTTGTCGGTGACATTCGCGGCGCTGGCGGCTTCGCGGTTGGCGAACATGTCGCCCACCAGCAGCAGGATGGCGGCGCGCAGCGGCGCGGGCACCGCCGAGGCCGAGGCGTACCCGGCGCGATAGCGGATGCGAACGGCATCGAGCACATCAGGGACCGTGGTGGGCCAGAGGGTGCCGGACGCCGGCATGATACGCGCCGGTGGCGCGGTGGGGCCGGCGGGGATGGTGGCCTGCCAGGCGCTGGAATCCAGCACGGTTTCGGCGCCCGCGGCATTGGCGGTGGCGATCGCCGTGATGGAGATGATGGGGGCGTGGGCGGTGCGAATCTCGCCGAAGCCGATAGGCACCGCGTCGGACCACCAGCCGGGAAAGGCCGGCATGCGCATTTCCCAATCCTGCGGCAGCAGGGCGCGGCAGGTCTCGTTTTCCACCGCCATGCGGGCGGCGGAGATGAATGCGGCAATCAGCGCGTCCTCGTCGGTGTTGTCGACGCGCAAATGGGCGCGAGCCTCCGCCAGCGCGACGGGCTCGCCGGACGGGCCTGCGATCTGGCGGAGGGTGGCCATGGCGGTGGGCTAGACCGGCGCCAGGTCGGGGTTCTGGCGGAGCACGACGGCGCTGATGGGCGTGCCGGTGGCGTGGGTGCCCGAGAAATCGAACACGGGCGTGAGGTAGCGCTTGGCGCCGAGATAGCCGACGCGGATGACTTCGCCCGAGGCGTGCGCCGTCTGGATCGACTTGACGATGCCGCCGGTGGCCCAGGTATAGCCGCTGGTCAGGATGATGTCGGCGGCGGCGACGGCCGCGGCGTCGGAGCCGTCGGAGGCGTCGCCGTGCTTCAGCACGACGTCGAGCTTGTTGGTGCTGGTGAAGGTGATGCCGCCAGCGCCGATTTCGAACAGGACGGTGGCGGCGCCGAATCCCTGGAGGTCGATGCTGGTGCCGGAGACGTCGGACGAAGCGGTCTGGACCGTAACGCTCACCTGGGCGTCGGTGCGGGTCAGTCTGTCGCGGAGCATGGAGCGGGTGCCTTTCGGGGCGAATGGGGTGGGAGCGGGGCGGCGCCGGATGCGCCGCCCGCGCGGGTGGCGGCGGGGCCGCCTTACGAGGCCGAGGACTTCAGCAGCTTGATGGCGTCGAAGTTCACGACGCCGCCGCCGACGCGCTTGGTGGTGTAGAAGCGCACGTAGCCCTTGGCGGTGTAGGGGTCGCGCAACACGGTGATACCGGCGCGGTCGGCGATGGTGTAGCCCTCGGCGAAGTCGCCGAAGGCCATGCAGAGAGCGCCGCTGGTGGTGACCAGGGGCATGTCCTCGGCTTCGGTCACCTGGTAGCCCAGCAGGGTGGGGCTGATGCCGCTGGCGAGGGTCATGTCCTCGGCCGGGCTCCACAGGTATTCGCCGTAGGTGGTCTTCAGCTTGCGGGCCTCGCGGAGCGTGTAGCGCGAGGCCACCCAGCGGGCATTGCGGCGATAGGCAGGCTTCACCGCCTGGACGACGTTGAACAGGCTGTCGCCGGCGCCCGCGGTGGCGAGGGAGGCCGCGAAGCCGCCGGCATAGCCGGTGGCGATATATTCCAGCGTGCCCCAGGCGCGGCCGGCGCCGTCGGAAGTGGCGGCGGTGGGGTAGGTGGTGATGCCGCGCGGCTTGCGGATGCCGTTGCCGGCGACGAAGGCCGTGTTCTCCAGGCGAGCCAGCTTGTCGGCGATCTTGTCCATCAGCCAGGATTCGACGTCCATCATGGCGTCGGCCAGAAGGCGGGTGGAGACCTTCGGCTGGGTCCACATCTCCTCGACCTGGATGGTCCAGCGGCCGAATTGCGACCCGGTTGCGTTGTCGGTCACGGCGTCGGTCTCGCCGCGCCAGCCGGCGTCGATGTCGGCGATGTCCTCGATGCCCGAGAGTTCGGACGCCGTGGTGTTCTGGACGTTGGCGATGGCGCGGATGTCGCTGCGCTCGTACAGGCGCCGGACCATGCGGCCGGTGAGGTCGGGCGGTACCAGGAAGCCGCCATCCGTTTCGGTCGCGATCTGAAAATCTTGGCGGACCCATTCGTTCATCGCGGCCATGGCGTGGGCATCGCCGCGCTTCAGGTAGGCGCCGAAGTCGCGGCCGTACTTGATGAGGCTGTCGGTGTCCTTGAACACCGCGGTGGGGACACCCTTGATGCCGGCGAGCGACTGGAGGTAGCCATTGGCTTCGTCCAGCTGGCGCTGGCGGGCGGCCAGGACTTCCGGTTCGTCCACGCCGCGGCCGGGGCGGCTGGCGAGTTTCTCCAGCGCCTTCAGCTGGTCCCCGAACTTGTCGAGTTCGACGCCGATGCGGTCGACCTTCTCGACCGTCACCACGTCGGCGGCGCCCTTCTGTTCCAGCTGGGCGATGCGAGCGTCATTCGCCTGCCTGAATTCGGCCCAGGCGCGGTTCTGCGCCTCGAGCATGGTCTTCAGTTCTTCGGACACGGGTCAGCCCTTCAGGGTCTGGATGTTGCGTTGGATCGCCGCCTTGAGGGCGGCCAGCTCGTCGGGCGGCACCAGCGCGCCTTCGGGGCTGTCGGCCGTGCTCTCGCCCGCGTCCCGCAGGGCTTCGAGAGCCGGCCAGCCTTCGCGCATGAGCGCGCGGGCCTGCCTGCGCGTCAGCCCCGCATCCCGCGTGAGCCGGCGTTCAAGTTCGCGTTCGGTCATGGATTGCACGCTAGCGACGCGCGCTGCGCCCATGGCCGGAAACGTGACGACGGAGATTTCGAGGATCTCCATGTCGGTGATCGTGACCCGCGGCTCGCCGGCGGCCGGGCTGTCGTTCACCTGGCGCTGGGTTGGGCGGAAGCCGATCGACATGCCGTCGATGCCGGGCCGCGGCTCCATGCTCAGCAGGGCGTAGACATCGCGGCCACGCTGGGTTTCGGCCAGCTTGCCGGACACTTGCAAGCCGGAGGAATCCACGCTGAGGTCGGTCCAGACGCCGATCGGCAGGCCGTCCTCGGCGCCCATGCCCCAACCACCATGTTCCAGCAACATGGCCGGGAAGTTGCCCTTCTGGGCTGCGGCGACGGCGCTGTCGAAAGCGCCGCGGGCGATGGTGTAGTCGCGGTTGTCGTCGGTGCGGCCGTAGACGGCGGCGGTGCCGCTGAAGGTCATGGGCGCGGCGCCCGCGGCGCGCTGGGCGATGAAGGGCAGGATGAGATGCATGGCTGGCCTCAGTTCGCGGCTGGGTTTTCGTCGGGCGGCTGCGGGTTGTCGGCCAGCAGGGCGGCCAGGTCGGCCGGGGCGAGGTTCACCGGGCGGAGATAGGCGTCGAGGCCGGCTTCGGGCGGGGCGAGGTTCAGGCCCTCGGCGGCGCGTACCTGGTTGGGGGTCATCCAGCCCATTTGGATGGCGACCGTGTTGTAGGCGGCGCGGGACTTCGCATCGGCGCGCAGCATGGCGTGAAGCTGGAATTCGAAGAACTGGCGGCGGCGCTGCGCAGGGTTCAACAGGTCTCGCCGCAGTGCGGCTTCCCAGCGGCGGGCCCAGGGCGCGAGCGTATGCATGACATGGGCGGTGAAGAAGCTTTCGGCGCTGGCGTAGGTGGTGCGGCCACCGCCGGCGCCGACCATCTGCGGGAAGACGCCGAACACGCGGCAGATTTCGTCGATCTGCAACTTCCGGGTTTCGATGGTCTGGGCGGTGGCGTAGTCGAGGCTCAGCGTCTTGAAATCGAAGCCGCGGGAAACGACGGCGATTTTTCCGGCATTCTCGCCGCCCAGGCTTTTCGCCCAGGCATCCTGGATTTCGCTGGCCTGCTCCTTCGTGATCGATTGGTCCGACTTCAGGTAGCCGGGCGGGGTGGGGCCCTTGCCGAAATGGCCGGCCTGGGTCCATTCGATGGCGGCGGCCAGCCCGATGGTTTCGCGCGCCAGCTTGATGGCGTCCATGCCCACCACCGCGTCCCAGCTGGGCGCGCGCAGGTGGAGCATGTTTTCGAACGGGATGAGGTCGCGTTGGCCGCTGGGCCAGGTAACCCAATAGTCCAACGTCCAGTCCGCGCGTTGCTTTACTTCCACCCAGCCGGACTGAACCGGCAGCAGGGCGATCGGGCGATTCTGAATGCCGCGCTGAACGATGGCGTAGCCGTTGCCGGTGAGCGCGGCGTGCAGCGTCACCATCTCCACCAGTTCCTGCATGGTCATCCAGTCGTTCGGCTGGTCCAGCAGGTTCGCGGCGTCGGTGTTCTGCAAGTTCTCGGCGCCGACGTCGTTCTTTTCCCGCAGCACGATGGGCAGCGCGCCAAGGCCGACCGAGATCAGCCGGACGCAGGCCAGCACGGTGGAAACCTGCAGGGCCTGGGTGGCGCTGAGCGCGATGCCGGCGCGGGTGGGCAGGCCGCCGCGCAGCAGCATGGCAAGCCATTCGGCATAGCCGGCCTGGCGGGTGACGCCGCCGGCGCGGTCGGCAAAGGTGCCGGGCCGGGCGCGGGTCAGCAGGCGGGAAAGCAGGCTCATTCGGGGCCCTTCAGAAGAACACGCCGGGGGCGCTGCCGCGGGGGCTGGCGATGGCGCCGCCGGTTGCGATGACGGCGGCCACGATGCCGTCGACCTTGCTGCGCGCGCGGTTGGCCTTGGTGGGCTTGATGTTGCCTGCCGCGTCGGTTTCGGTGGCAGCGTTAGCGGCCATCCAGCCGCTGACCGGGTGGTTGCCGTGTTCGAGTTGGCCGGCGATCACCATGCGTTCAAAGCTTTTTGACGGCGCGTTCATCGACAGAAAGCCTTGGCCGAAGAACTGCACCGGGAGGCCGTCTTCGCTTTCAAGCCGGGTGGCCATGTCGATGGCATTGAACCGGTCGATGCCCAGCCATTCGACCTGGAAGCGGCGGCTGTCTGCGACCACGGCGGCGCGGATGATGTCGTTGTCGACCACGTTTCCGGGAGTGAGGGTGAGCGCTCCGGCATCGGCGAAAGCCTGGAGCCGGCGCCGCAGCGCCAGCGTGTTGCGCGCGTTGTCGTCGGCCTCGGGGTCGCGGACGGTCAGTTCCGGGATCCAATATCGCCAGAGGTAGACCCAGCGTTCACCCGGCGAGAGAGGCGGGAAGCACCAGGCGAGGGCGGTGAGGTCGGTGGTGATCGAGAGGTCGAGGCCGCCGAAGCAGGGGCGGCCGGCCAGGCGGTCGGGCAGTTCGGCCCAGAGGCGGCGGTTGTCGGGCTCGGCGCTGCACAGGTTGCGCCAGGCCTCCATGGGCAGCCAGCGCGTGACCTGTTCGGTCCAGATGTTCAGGTGGTAGCGCTTGAAGCTGTTCTCCAGCCGCGGGGTGCGCTGGGCCTTGACGCATTCCTCGCGCAGGAAATCGGGCTTGACGCTGACGCCGAAATTGGGGTTTGCCGCGCGCCAGGTCGCTTCCTCGCGCCAGTCGGCGCCTTCGGGCGCGGCGAAGATCACCACCAAGGTGGTCGGGTCTTCCAGTTCGCCGCTGGCGATTTCCTGGCACATCTCGAACCATTCGGCGGCGGCGCAATCGGCCGAGCCGGCGGTGGAGATGAAAATTTCCACCGGCTGGGCGCGGGCGGCGGTCGATTTGTGGACCGTGTCGGCGACTTCCCAGTTTTCCCATTCGTGCACTTCGTCACCGATGGCGCCCGAAGCGCTGAGGCCGTGCTTGCCGCGCAGGTTGCCGGACAAGGGCTTGAAGCTGCCACCGGTGGCCGGGCAGAAGATGCTGGTCGTGTAGAGTTCCAATTCGCGCGCCAGGGCGGGCGACGCCGCGGCCATGGCCTGGGCCTTTTTCCAAACCAGGCTGGCCTGTTCCTTGTTGGTAGCCATCGAATAGACCTGCGCGCCGGCCTCGCCGTCGCCCAGCAGCAGCAGAAGCGCGAGGCCAGCGGCCAGTTCGGTCTTGCCGTTCTTGCGCGGCACCCACAGCCACATGGCCCGGATGAGGCGGGTACCGTCGGCGCGCTTCCAGCCGAACAGGGGGCGGATGATGCGATCGCGCTGCCAGGGTTCGAGCGCGAAAGGCTGGCCGGCTTTCTCGCCTTCCGTGAAGCGGATGTAGGCGGCGAAGAATTCGCAGGCGGCGCGGGCGCTGGCTTCGTCCCACCAGGCGCCGAGCGATTCGGCGCCGGCCGGCATGGGCGGGATGGCGATGGCGTCGGCGGTCATCAGTTCAGCGGCTGGCCGGCGGCGCGGGCCAGGGCGCCGATCGGCGAACCGATGCCGACCGGTTCAGCCGGCAGGGGCTGCGGTGTGGCGCCCGCCTGGGTACCGGGAAGGCTGCCCTGCGCGGGCTGCAAATTGGCGAGGCGCAGCATGATGGACTGACGCGCGGCCGGGCTCATGCCGAACCGGTCCTCGGCCGCTTCCAGGCGACGGCCCAGGCGTTCCTGGATGATGAACATCGGGTGGATACGCAGCATCTTCCCGTGGACGCTTTCGGAAAGGTAGGTGTCGCCCGCGGTATCGAGGCGGTGAGTCACGTCCCAGTAGTGCGCCAGGTCGCGGCAGTAGCGGGCGAAGGGATGCGCGTCGGTCGGACGCAGGAACTTCAGCCGCTCCAGCTCGGGCGCCAGCAAGCGCCAGATGGTGGCCGCGTCGCCGCTGAGCTTGACCGGTGGGGTGAGCACGGGACGCAATGCATCGGCGGACGTAGGCTGAACAAGCGAAGGCTGCCGGCGACGGCCGGGATTGCCCTTGGCTTCGATCAGTGCGGCGGGTTGTGGGCGACGGCCCCGTGGCATGCGTGCGCCGGCTGTAGCCGGATCCCTGGGCAAGAAAAAGTTTCCGGAATTGTGCGAGCGTGGAAAAGTGGT